CAAATTGAGCAAACTTTATATCATCAACAAACATAAAGTCTGTTTGTACGAACTCAGAATCTTTATTAACGATAGGTGTTCTAAAATGAACACTTATACCTGTCTTCTTAATATAGTCAGCTGGCTTAAAATTACGCTCTTCACACCAGGCAGTTAACTTTTGAGCTAACTGCTCTTTACTCATTTTTAACTGATTGATAGCAATATCAAGGTCACCAGAAGATTCTTTTTTACCAGTACTACCTAGCAAATTTTTCATCAAGTTTATACCAACTATACCTGATAAAAAGTTTACCGTTGGTTCAATATCTTGTAGAAAAATGCGTTGTGTTGGTGCATTTTTAAATACATTACCGCCCTCAGTAAGGAGTTCGAAGAATCGTTTAAAATTAATCATTTTGTGATAATAGATCTGTGAGTTCGTTTTCTGTTCTAGCTAATTTAGATACACTTGCTTTCGCTGCTTTCTCTTCAGAAGCAGAAGAACCTCTCACAAGGTTAATTTGGTTAGGTGTTAAACCACCGCTAGCGTTTCTAATATCAAAACTGTAATTACCTTTATCAGTTTTGATCATAATAGATATGTGCTTACGAGACATTCTCTCGTTATTATAATATGGATACTTAACAGCTACACTCTCTATGTCACCAATGAAGTCGTATAACTTATCTTTGTCTGATAAGTCGGCAACTTCTAGATCGTTTTTCGTATTCTTACGCTTTACGTAGATGTAACCGTAATCGAATGCTGATCCTATAAAATCTAACAGCTCGTCAAAATCTGCTTCATTAGTAGTGTTATAAACTTCAGCTTGCTCATCGGAAGATGGTTGTTTGTTAATATAATCTACAAGACCGTCTATCACAAGATCAATGTTTACACCTGCAGCGTCAAATAGTTTCTTACCGATTTTATCACGTTCTTTATTAACAAAATCAATATTTTTACCATCAACATCGAACATACCTGCAGCACCTGAATTACCTACAGTCTTACCACCAATATCTTTTAGAGAGATATAAAACTTTTTACCATCTTCATCGATTAGAGTTATATCTGCAATATCTGATCCTTTATCTTTTGGACCCTTATCAGAAAGAGGTCGTTTAACACGGCGATTAAAAGATGTCTCTTTATTTATTTTTACAAATGTAGTATCAAGTGCATCTTCGATACTTCTTAGAAAATTAGGTTTGTCATTCTCTTCCGGATTTTCAAAATATTTATCTAGCATTTTAAGTATATCTCTTTCATAAGACATACCTTTATTACTAAATGAGCCTCCTGCTAGGGTAATAATAAATTCATTACCCGTATTGTCATTCACTCTGTAAGAAGTAAATTTTGAAGAAGGTGAATCTGGATCACCTTTATTAATCTCACCTACAACAACTAAGTCAATATCTTTTAGTGTGTCTAAAAATTCTTGTTTAAATGCTACTTTATCTTCTACCTTTATAGCTGGAGCAACACGAATAGCGCCTCTCTTGTCTGAACCTAGTTTAATATTCGGATTTGCATCTACGATTGCCTGTTTGACTGCTGCTTTGTTTTTATATTCACGTACAAGTAGACGCTGCATAGGAACATGTCCTATGTTTTGTACATTGCTTTCGTATATTTTGCTGAGAGTTTGATTAAGCATTACTTAGAGTATCTCGGACTTCTTGATCTTCGAGGGATTGGGAAAGAATGCTCTGAATTGCATCGACAATCTTTTCAGGGTCAGACTCACCAAATTCTCTTACTACAGGTTTAATAATCATAAGTTCTTCTTCTGAAGGAGTGTGCCTAAGTGATTTTAGTATAAGTTCCTTATACAGAGGGAAAATTTCTGCTAGACTTAGATTATCAGTACCGCTTTTTTGAGGCTGAGTAGCTTTAGGATCAGTATCAGTTGAAGCTGCTGGTTCATTGGCTTGAGGTTCTGTTGCATCAGCAGGTTGCTCTAAAAACATATAACAACGACGAATAGTTTCTACAGTTTTTGACTCAACCTTCAAACTATTATCGAGACTTATTATTTTTTTTACTTGATCTACAATCTTAGCAACCGGTACATTGACCATCTTTCTAATATTCTCAATGGAATTAAAAATATATTGTTGCTTATTACGATCGAATAACTTTGGATTGAAAATGAAAGCATTAGTTAAGATCTTAATAACGTATTTTTCATTTTCATCTAGATCTGAGCTAGGTTCAGGTGTTGGTCCTAAAGCGGGTGTAGCAGGCTCTATAGGAGCCTCGTTACTCTGAGGAGCTTGATCTTCTTGCTGCGCAGGGGGTGTTTGCTCATTAAACAAACTTAAATATTTGTTGAATAAATTTGTTGTCTTGTTCATTGTATGTTAGGCGTTATTGTTGCAGTATTTTGAGAGGCTTCAATAGCATCACTAAGTGCGTCAGTAATTTTTTGGTATACTGGTATTGCTTTCTTTACTACTGCCTCTCTTTTTTTAACTGCTTGATTTGCTTTTTGAGCTGATGTAGCACCTAATATACCAGAGAATGGGCCTTTATATAAAGCTTTTGCAGCCATTGCCTCCACACCTTTATCTAAATTATATGTAGGGTTAAATGATGGACCTTGTTCATTTAAAGTATCGATGTCTCTAACATCTAGAGTAATGTCATTACCATCAACACTAACTGTAAAGGTATTATGATCGATGATTTTAACATCAATACCGGGTAGCTTATCTAGTAGTTCAACAAGCTTTGATACCATCATACGCTTACTCTCATTATGAGGTGATGGATTATTTTGCTCTATAATTTTGAGAAATTTACTCATACGTATATTTATCTTGATACAATCATTTTGTTGTAAGTATCCTGAAAATACGTATTCATCAAGAACGACAAACCATTTGTCTTTAAGAAGTTTAACAGCTTATTGTATTTTGACTTTGATATAGTTTTAGTAAACGAAATTTTACTATATGTTTTAGTAAAAAGATAAATACAATCACCATCTCTGTTAATAAGCTTATCAGCATACATATCAAACGACATATCATTAATAATGTATTTAACTGATAGTATATCAATAACCTGCACAAACAATTGAATATAATCTTGTTTTGTGTTGTTTGATAATAACCAAGTATTTTGATTAATATACAGTAGTACTTTTTCAGATGTACCTAGTGACTTAATGCGATTACATACCTCAAGTACCAAATAATTTATAAAAATTCGACGGCAATTGACGTTAGTAATTGGATCAAAATCTAAACTATATTCTATACACTTTAACTGAGAGGTTTTAACTACATCTCTTATTATAACATCGAAATTTAAAAGACGTACATCATGTGTCGGTATTTTTAGATCGATTTGCATTTTTAGGACGGCCTACTCTTAAATTAATAATCCCATTATAGAAGCCTTCCTTTAGAAGAACTTCTTCTTCAAATTGAATTTTAGCTTCTTCATATGCAAGTGCAAATTTTGAATCGCAAAACTTTATAATTTCAAATACAAAATTTTCCTTACCTAATTTGATAATATCCTTGTTGAGTTCTTTTGATGATGAAGTATATTCTCTCCAATCTGTTTCAGATACTTCACAACGTTTATTTTTCTTGCCTTTTAAAGGTGATCTCTTTTTAATAAAGAGACATTGTTTTTTACCAATATATTGTTTATTAGTTGGTTTACAGGTAATGCGATAAATGAAGCCAAAAGGTATCACATCGTCTGTAATTTCTATTTTAGATACCCAATGTCCTAAATCAATCATATATTTTTACGTTTACGTCTTTTTTTATTACGCTTGGTATTTACTCTACCATTGCGTGAAATGACAGCACCACCTTTAGGAATTCTTGCATCACCGGGTGCATAAAAATCAGATCCGGATATTGAATCTGGTGAAAACCCTCCTGCTGATCCACCCATAGCACCTGCTACAGTCATGTTTTCATAAAATTGTTTGAAAGTTACAGTTGATTTAGTCATTAAAAGTATTTATATTAAATATGTGGATTTGTTAAAACGATACAAAGATGAAATTAGTAAAGATTTAGTTGTAGATGATTTCAATATTAAAGATGTACAACAGAAACTACCATCACGTAAACATTTCTGGGTTGCTAGGTTAATTGATGCTAGAATTGAGTTAGCTCAGTTACAGAAACGTAAAAAGAAATTAAAGATTCTACTATCTCAAAAAATAGCTAATGATTCTATGGTAAGTCTATCTCAATCTGTTATACAAAATGCTGTAGAAAATAGTGATGAGATGGATAAACTTAATGATAGTATTAAGGAATATGAATATATAATTGAGTATCTAGAAAAGATCGAAAAAATTATGAGTACCATGCACTGGGAAATTAAAAATATCGTCGAAATTCAGAAACTCGAGCAACTATGATAACTATTTCAGTAAATAAAACAAAAACTAAACTGCAAATTAAGTGTTCTGATGCAGATTTCTTTAGTGAAATGCGAAAACATTTTAGTGTAAAAAATATTAACGCTTCATTTGTTCGAAATAAGTTTAAAGGACGGCGTATGTTTATACCAGATCGTAAATATGTAATTACACCCACTGGTCAATGTGATATAGGTTTATTTTATGAAATTAAAAAATATCTTATAGACAAACAAATTGTATCTGATGTTAATATAGATATTGAAGTACAAAAGCTATTTGAAACTATTATTGTTAATGATGTCTTCCTTGATTTTACTAAAACGCTTCGCGATTATCAAGAAGATGTAGTTCGAATAGCACTTGCAACAGGTTGGGGTACATGTGTATTAGGGACGGGCGCTGGTAAAACACTTACTACAGCAGCTATTATTGAAAATTACTACAGAAAAAGCTCGAACAAAAATACTTTTAAGTGTTTAGTTATTGTTCCTGATTTAGGTCTTGTAACTCAAACATACAATGAGTTTTTGGAGTGTGGTATATCATTTACATTGTCACAATGGACTGGCTCTATTGAACCTCAACTTGATGCTAATGTCATAATATGTAATATGGGTGTGTTGCATGCTCGTATTAATGAGAATGACTGGGTTAAGTATGTTGATTTGCTTATTATTGACGAGGTTCATAAAATGAAACCGGACAATAAAGTAAGTAAAATTGTTACAGATATAAAAACTCGTAACCGTTACGGCTTTACTGGTACCCTACCTGAAGATAAGGTTAATCAGTGGTTTATTATTGGTAAATTAGGTCCAGTTTTGTATGAAAAAAGTAGTTATGAACTACGTTCTGGTAATTATCTTACAGATGTTGAAGTAAAAATTATAGAAATACAGTATAATAAACCAATAATTCCGAAACTTACTAATAATGCGTATAGAAATGAGTTAGATTACCTGTATAATCATCGGCAACGTAATCTGATTATATCAAAATTGAGTGGAAAAATTCCAAACAACACTCTAATACTTGTAAATCACATTTTACATGGTGAAAAATTATTCGAGGTTATGTCAAGCCTTCCTAATAAGCAAGTTTTCTTTATAAGAGGTGAAGTGTCTGTCGAAGATCGTGATAAAGTTAAAGCAATTATGGAAACTCATGACAATGTTGTGTGTATTGCTATAAGTGCTATATTTTCAACCGGTATTAACATTAAGAACATACACAATATTATGTTTGTTGCTGGTGGTAAGTCGTTTATTCGAACTGTACAGTCGATTGGTCGTGGATTACGACTACACAACAATAAGAGTAAGTTAATAATCTATGACATATGTGACGATCTTAAGTATAGTAAGCAGCATAATATGTCTAGAAGAGAGATTTATGAGAAAGAAAAGATTGCTTTTTCAGAAAAGCAAGTATTATTAAGTTGATTTAGATAACACTACCTATAGACTAAGGGTATGTCGAAGGATAATTACTATGTTGACCCTACAGTCTTTAAAGCAGCTTTACAAAAATATTATGATACCGATAATATGACTGATGATTTAGCAGAAATTATTAAAAAAATTGCTTATGGATTGAGTTATAACGGATCATTCATTAATTATACCTATAAAGATGATATGATAGGTGATGCACTAATAAAGATGTACTCTGCTTTAAAGCGTAAGAAGTACAGCTTTAAAGCAGAAACGAATCCTTTTTCATATTTTACAACAATCGCATTCAATGCTTTTGTAAATAGAATTAAAAAAGAGAAAAGACATCATGAAGCTGAAAAGAATTATAGGGAGAAAGTATATGAAGACGTTATGACTGATCCAAAGACATGTGAAAATTTTGTTTATGTGAAACCATCTCGTGATTCTGACGACGATTTCTATGATCAATATTAAAAAACCTCGAGTCTGTGTTATATCTGATTTACATTTGGGTGTTCATAGTAACAGCTCACAGTGGCATGATATTTCCATTAAGTGGGCTAAGTGGTTAGTCACTGAATTAGATAAACACAACATTAAAGACATTATATTCTGTGGTGATTGGCACCATAATCGAAGTGAAATATCTGTAAACACCCTTCAGACATCGGCAGATATACTTAAAATATTCGATAAGTATAATAAAATCATGGTGTTAGGCAACCACGATGTATATTACAAGCATAGAATTGACGTTAATTCCTTGTCAATCTTTAAGGACCGTAAAAATATTACACTTATCGACAGTGTAACTACTGTAGATCTATTTGATAAGCTGATTACCTTCTGCCCATGGAATACATCCATCAATGATATACCAAAAAGCGATGTTATATTTGGTCATTTTGAGATTGAAGCGTTTAAAATGAACTCATACAAAGTTTGTGAAGAAGGAATGAGTGTGAAAGACCTCTTAGCTAGGAGCTCTCTTATTATTTCCGGGCACTTCCATCAAAGACACGAAAAACAATTCACAAAAGGTAAGATATTATATGTAGGTAATCCATTTCAAATGGATTTTGGTGATGCAGACAATTTTAAAGGTTATCATATTTTAGATATTGATACACTAAACTATAAATTTTACGAAAATACCGTATCACCTTTATATCAGAAGGTTTTACTTAGTGAATTGATTCAAAATAATGGTATAGATGATAAAATCAGACAGTTATTTGCTAATAACATCGTAAAACTGAAAATTGATAAGAATATATCGCAAGAAGATCTATCTTTCTTAACATCTAAGCTAAATCTTCTCAAGCCAGAGAGTTTAGCTCTAGATTACGATATAAACTATAATAAAATCTCAGATGAACCTCTGGATAAAGACCTTTCAGGTATCGATATTTCGGATGCCATTACTGAATTCATTAATTTACTTGAAGTAGATGACAAGAAAGATATTCTTGAATATACTATAGACTTATTTAAACGTTGTACAACATGAAACATGTTACTTTTAAAAAGATAACCATTCAAAATTTTCTCTCTATTGGATCAGAGCCTGTCGCTGTTGAATTCAAAAAGGGATTACATATTTTAACCGGTAGGAATCTTGATAAACCAGATAGACAGAACGCTGTTGGTAAATCTTCTGTTGCAGATGCAATATATTTTGCTATATTTGGTGATTCTCTACGCGAACTTAAGAAAGAACTAATCATTAACAACGTTACTGGCGGAAAGTCTCATGTTGAGCTTGATTTTGATGTTAGTTCCCCGAAAGGTAATAACTCATTTAAGATTATACGTACACTTTCACCTAATAAAGTGTTTGTCTTTAAGGATGGTGTAGATAAAACACGTGATAGTATTAGTAATACTACAAAATACATATGTGAAGTACTAAGCGCATCACCTTCTGTCTTTCAGAACTGCGTTATTATGACGGTTAACAACGCTACACCGTTCATGGCCAAAAATAAAGTCGAAAAACGTAAGTTCATTGAAGATATTTTCGGTATGGAAGTCTTTAGCCGTATGATTTCGGCTTTGAGGCAGGAGTATAACGATGTAAAACGTGATCATGACATCCAATTATCTAAATTGGATGAGATGTACAATACTTCTAAGACATATAACACACAGAAAGAGCTTGCTCTAAAGAAAAAGACAGATAAAAAAAATCTTTATACAGAAAGACAGCTTACAAACAAACAAAATCTCGATAGTCTCTTACAAGAAAAAATTAATTCACAAATTAACCCGGCTGATATTACTAATCTAGAAGATTCTATATCTAATCTAGATGGTAAGCTAGTTATATGTGATGATAAAATCAATACTCGCATTGGAGAAGTGAGCACTAAGCGTGCAAACTTAGACCACTTTGTAAAATCTTATAAAACAATTGGTACAACTGCAGCAACATGCCCGGTTTGTCTTAAATCTATAGATGACCATGATAAAGATGTACTTGAGCAAGAAAAGCACAAAATAAAGCAAGATATTGTTAACATTAAACAAGAAATAGAAGATGTTACAGCAGCTATTGATGAAGTAACTAATATTAAAAACAAAGTCAAGCAAGCAATACAGCTAAAGAACAAACAACTTAACGAACTTAGCTTAAAACTGCAGTATATTAATAACATCGATCAAAAGATTGTACAAATTCAAAAATGGCAACAAGAGCTCAATAAGGATATTGAATTATTGGATGACAGTAGTACAGAATTTGATACGCTAATTGAAAGTAACCTTACCCGTATTGATGAGCTAGAGCAGTTAGTTAAAGGTATAGCTAAAAAGCTAAGTCAGTTGGATATTGTCAAGTTCGTAGTGAGTGAAGAAGGTGTAAAATCTTATATCGTTAATAAACTACTTGAACTTCTCAATTCCAAACTATTTTATTACTTGAAGCGTTTAGATTCGAACTCAGTTTGTGTTTTCGATGAATATTTCGAAGAACAAATTGTTAATGAAGAGAATAAGATATGCTCTTACTTTAACTTCTCTGGAGCTGAGCGTAAATCAATCGATCTTGCATGCTTGTTCGCGTTTTCTGATATCAGACGTATACAAGGCGGTGTTAGTTACAATATCTCACTTTATGATGAGCTATTCGACTCGTCTTTTGATGAAAAGGGTATTGAGCTCATAACAGAGATATTAAAGGAACGTGTAGATTCGTTAGGTGAGTGTGCCATTGTTATATCTCACCGTAAAGAATCTCTAAAGGCTGTTACTGGTGATGTTATTTATCTAGAGAAGTCAGGTGGTATTACAAGAAGAGTTGAACACCCTGATTATTAATCATTGATTTCTGTATAATATATATTATATATTAGTAAATGTTATCTGTTAACCCTTTTCCACAGCCAATTGCTCAACCACACGCACCGCTGTGGGGCCCCGTACCAACTATTGCTAATAATCCTCAGCCAGCAGAAATGGCTCTACCGAGATATGTAAATTATCTCGCTGATTATGGTGGTTGTGGTTTCTGGCGTAT